CTTTTTCCTTTTCTTCTACTTGCTTTATAAAAATTGCTATTGCTGTATCTGATGCTAGTAATTCCTGATTTAATACCTTATAGAAATTTAAAGTTTTCAATTTTCCTTTGTTAAAAATACTGTTTAGCCAGTTGGTGAATTCTGCAAATATATTAGTCTGTTTTTTATTTACATCTTTACCGATTAGCATTATATATTTTGGACCAGCTATCCCATGAAAATGTAAATACTGACGTGCTGAATAAATTTCAATGCTGTTGTCTAATACTGTTTCAAGTTTCTCTGCAATTATACTCCCACCCTTTTTAACCTTATTTGCATGTGCCATATATAATTACCTAATATTAATTTTCCCAAGTGCCAAAAGGTACTTAATGTTCTTCTTACTGGTGATATGAGACCCAGGTTTCGAAGCGGCAGAAGACGCACTTATAATGTGAGACCGCAGCCACGTCATATACGAACAAAAAGAAGATATGCGATTCGTAAGTAATCTATTTATTCTACACTTTTCTGAATTCTCCAAGGATCGGTAGCATCTTCAAACAAACTCTTAAAATGTGTCTGTAACTTTTGTTTATCACTTAGTTGTTCCTCATATAAACTATAAGGTATGTATTTTACTTCCGTCTTAGGAGCGGGACACGCTGTCGATTGTTGATAATACCCCTGTACGACTAAAAACATTCCTAGAAATAATAAGAATACCGCAATGGCTTTCATTCTCTATTACAATACTATATAAATTATACAAAAAGAATTCTTTTACTTATTTTCCGTTTCCATATCTTCGTCTTTCTTAGGAGGTTCAATCACTACATTTTCTACCTCTCCACTCTTGTTTGCCAACCAAGGGTCTTTTTCTTCCATAGCCTTCTTTAGTTTTTCTTGTGCATCTGCAATCTTTTCTTCCTTACGCTTGGCATAGAACTCATCACGGAGATTCATATTATCCCGGTAATTCTTCACAAGCGTATTCAGTTGAGTTTCCGCATACTCCTGGTTCTGGAGATCATCCGGATTAGGTGACCAAGGACACCACACTCCCACTTGACCCACAAAGATATCAAACTTATCTCCTTGACGACGCAGAAGTTCTGCACGAACTTGGGCTTCTTTCAAAGTTTCAAATACACCACGTACCTTGATTCCACGAATGGAAGTTTGGAAATCATTCGCTTCGAGGTATTCTTTTTCAATTACTTCTGCAGTTTGGTTCTTGAAGAATTTAAAATCATGCTCAAGTGTCTCTCCATCAAAGAAATGTTGGTGATTTTCACGAATCTGTTTCAAAAGGTCTTTTTCTTCCGGATATTTTTGTAATAGATTCTCAAATAGGTCTTTAATATCCTTGGAAAACTTGCTCATATAACGTTCCAGATAGAATACTTCTTTGTTGCGAATCACATCTTCTGGGGAAATAAAAGACAAACATACATAATTTTGTCCACGAATTGGTTTATCTTCATCTAGATAATCAATTTCTTTGGTTGATACAAATTGGGTTTTACTCATCAGACTATAACATTATTGAAGCACAATCTTTTAAGTAAATTTATAAATTTTTTCTAAATATAAGTTATAAAGATGGAATATACCTTTGACACCCTAGAAATGTTTACCCGTATTGTGAAATACCTTATTGAAGGTCTCGTAGTTGGTCTCGTTGCCAGTATTTTACCCGAGAAGCCCCTATCTCTTGATAAGATCGTTCTCCTCGGTTTTACTGCTGCCGCCATGTTCTCTATCCTAGATCTTGTTGCCCCTTCCATTAGCACCTACGCCCGTCAAGGAGCTGGTCTAGGCCTTGGGCTAAACCTTGTTGGTTTCCCCGCATAAAGTAATTGATTACCTTTCTTTTTGATATTTCTTTAACCACTGAAACCATGCTGTAAAAAATGCTTTGGTAGAAGCAAAATGTAATTCTGGATGAAATTGAATCCCTATATGCCCTGTTTCTTTTTCATATGCCATCCATATCTGGTCTTCCCATGAAATAGACTTTGTCCATGAATTAGGAAGTTCGTTGATATAGTCATGATGTGAAAAAGCATATTTTCGTTTGGAAAGAGAAAATGGTCCTGTAATTTCCAAGACTCTATGATATTCATGCAACTTCTTATCTTGAAAGGTACCATTTTTTCCATGTTGCTTCCAAACCATCCATTGGAATCCATAGCATATACCTAATATAGGTATACCTAGTTCCATGATATCTGTTGGCAAGATGTATTCTGTTACACGGCTTATTCTTCGAGAAGAGCCTGTGAATAGAATCCCATCTGCCTGTAATTTTTTCACAGTTTCCAAAAGATGCTTTTCCCGGTGATCCAAAAGAGTGACAGAGACTCTTGAATCTATCATAGAGAGAAGTTCTCTGAAATTTGTAGTGAAATAGTTTCCCATATCAATCACACATATATGTAAGGACATATCTTACTAAATGGATTGAATAAATTCCCACCGAATCTCTTCACAAATGTTTTTCCAGATTTGATCTTGAATATGTAGCTTTTCTCTACTTTTTAAAAGACTAAAATGCTTTAGATATTCATCTTTTTCTAACAATTGACAAAACTTGAATAAGACATAAGAATAGCTTAAAAAGTTTTTTCGCTTGGGAGGACAGTGTTTTAGGAAAGGTCCTTGAATTTCTTTAAACATATTTCGTAATTTTTCCTCCATATCTGGGGAGAAATTGGGAGGAGAAATTCCATTCAATCGATAAATAATGTAATAGATATGTTCATAGTACTTATTTGCTTTTAATTTCTTCAAGATTTCTCGGAGTTTATGATACGATAATTTTGCAGTATCACGAATCTTTTCTTTTTTGATTTCCTGGACAATTTTTTCAAAAATTTCTTCCGGAATATCGGTGCTCTCTTTTCCTTGGATTTGACTAATCCATTCGTTAAAGTGATTGATTCTCTTATAACTCTGATGCGATGCTTCTTTATTGGATTGACGATAAATAGGTCGATTCTGTTCTACCAACAACAGTTCCTGATACCCACAAGTAGGACATATCATAATCCCCTCTTGTAATAGACATACCAAAGGTACATTGCATTTCTGACAATCTCCAAGCATTTGATGATTTACTGTTTTAATATGATTGGAGTCTACCAGTAACATATAATCGTCCACCAAAGTAGCTTTATCCCGGAAAGATTTTTGTTCCATGGGATTTTCTAATTCTCCTTCCCTTTCTTCGTTTTCTTCGTATACTGTATTTGGTTCTTCTTGTACTGGTTTGACAAGCATAAATGCTTCTAAAATATTTTTTTGATTGGGTGGTACATATTTCTTTCTTCCTTTTGTTTTATGGGGAGGTATATAGATACTTTCTATATTGTTGGTTTGTGTAGATACTAATGCTTCCTGGTTATCTAATAGATCATAATATTCAAACAATATGTTGGCAGTATTTTCATAATATTCTATTTCTCTTCGTTCATCCATGATTTTTTTGGTTTGTTCCTGTAACAATCGAATACAATTGGAAAAGTAGAGATTACTGGTCCATGCAATTTCATATTCCAACGTGTCCGTATGCTCTTTTTGATATAAATCTCGTATTTGAGATTTCCAATAATCTAGATGATCTTGATACATTTTTTGGGATTCTAATAGCTTCGATTTCTCTTGTATCCCATGTTGTAACTGAAGAATCATTTGTTGATGCCGGGCATCTAAGGTAGTAATTTCTTTCGAACCTTCCGGTAAATTTAATCGCTTTTTGGATGACTTTTCCTTAAACATTATATTTTTGTGCGTAGGTTTGTTTAAATCAGAAATTTTTCAAAAATTTTTTTCTCCGATATAAGTATCCAAAGAATATGGGTGGTGGTCTCTTACAACTCGTTGCTTATGGCGCTCAAGATGTTTACTTAACAGGTAATCCCCAGATTACCTTCTTCAAGGTGGTCTACCGCAGACACACCAACTTCTCCATGGAGTCCATTGAACAAACATTCAATGGCGCTGCTGACTTCGGCCGTCGTGTGACCTGCCAGATCAGCCGTAATGGAGATCTTATCCACCGTGTCTACCTACAGACCGATGTACCCGCTCTCTCTGGTACTCAATGGACCCAAGATGTGGGTCTAGCCCTCATCAAGAACGTCGAAATCGAAATCGGTGGCCAACGTATTGATAAGCAATACGGTGACTGGATGTACATCTGGAACGAACTATCTCTCCCCTACGGTAAACGTGATGGTTACCAAAAGATGACAGGTCACGACCTACCCGCTTCTTCCGATGCTACCACTCTCTATATCCCCCTAGAGTTCTGGTTCTGCCGCAACCCCGGTCTTGCCCTCCCCCTCATCGCTCTGCAATACCACGAAGTCAAGGTCAACCTTGAATTCCGTTCCCTTGCTGAACTAAGCCGTGCTAGTTCTGGCGCCATCACTAGCAAGAGCCTAGGAACCACCTCTCTCTGGGTGGACTACATCTTCTTAGATACTGATGAACGTCGCCGCTTTGCCCAGCTAAGCCACGAATACCTCATTGAACAGCTACAGTTCACTGGTGATGAATCCATTGCCACAGATGCTACCACTGCTAAGATCAAGCTCAACTTCAACCACCCCGTCAAGGAACTTGTCTGGGTTGTTCAGAACGACGACAACGTTACCTCCAGCTCCAACAACTGGTTCAACTACACCGACAACGGGGATGCTTCCATGGGTGCTAACCTAGTCACCTCCGCCAAGCTACAGCTAAACGGCCACGACCGCTTTGCGGAACGTGCTGGTGACTACTTCAACCTAGTCCAACCCTTCCAGCACCACGAGAACGTACCTGCCTCCACGGGTATCAACGTCTACTCTTTCGCCCTCAAGCCCGAAGAGCACCAGCCCTCAGGTACCCTCAACATGTCCCGTATCGACTCTGCCGTCCTCAACCTAGGACTCCAGGTCAGCGGAACTGCCAAGGCCCGTATCTACGCTGTAAACTACAACGTACTCCGCATCATGTCTGGTATGGGAGGATTGGCTTATTCCAACTGATCGGGTTAATGATTCTAAAAATGACTATTCTTTTTATAAAAAAATGATTTCTATATAAATTTTTTACTATTATGGAGGATAAAAAACTACAATGTTCTAATTGCAAATGTTGGAGAGAGTTTGAAAATTTTATTGGTAAAAATAATAACTTGGTAAAACGATGTGTAAAATGCCGTGAAAAAGATGCTAAACAAAAACAAAGACCAGAAGTAAAAGAAAAGAGGAATCTTCGACAAAAAGAAAAGAAATATTATGTAGCTCATCGTGAAAAGAAACGTCAAGAAAACGAAGAAGAATATTTGGCACATAATGCAGATATTATGAAACAATGGAGAAATAAAAATACAGAGCATCTTACACTTTGGCGTCAATCAAATATAAATTATAAGCTCAAAGGCATTCGTGGTCAAGCAACTTCTAAAGGATATCCTTGGAATATTACAACTGAGAAAGCAAGAGAGATTATGGAATCGAATTGCTATTACTGTGATTCAAACAATCCCTTATGTGTAAATGGAATAGATCGTATTGACAGTAATAAAGGGTATGAACAAACGAATGTTCTGAGTTCTTGTAAAGTATGTAATTTTATGAAAATATGTTTAGATATAAATACATTTATTGATAGATGTAAACACATTACAGAATATTCAATAACTAAAAGAATACTACATCCTGATATATGGGTTGATACAAAATGTAGTTCATATATTTCTTATAAAAGAAGAGCTGAGAAGAAATCATTAGAGTTTTTACTAACAACGAAAGACTTTGAAGAATTGAATAATAAAATATGTGAATATTGTGGAAAAGAAAATTCAAGTACTCATAAAAATGGTATTGATCGCAAAAATAATAAAATCGGATATACTACTGAAAATTGCGTAGCTTGTTGTGGTGAATGTAATTTTATGAAAGGAGAATTAGATGATATAGATTTTATTCAATAATGTAATAAAATTGCTAATTTTCATAAAACTTTTACAAAATTTTCTGTAGAAAAACATATTAGTGTACATAAGAAAAAATATAAACGATAGTTAAATACTTTGGATTTTATGTTTTCTAAGTAGAATATAGAAAGATGAATCTTTTAGAAAAATCACAATTCGTAAGACTCATCGATATTTTTATTTACGGTCCTTTCTCCATCTGGTACATATTACGATACAATTATAGCAAAAAAAGGAATGAAAAGGCTCATCCACTATCACAAGCACTGATGTTATTTATTGCAATCACTACGATTATCTATAATGGCTATAACTTTATTGGACACCTAATACCATTATATCCGTTAATATAACTATAAAATTTTTTTCTCCTATGTATATATCCAAACAATATGGGTGGTGGTCTCTTACAACTCGTTGCTTACGGTGCTCAAGATGTCTATTTAACTGGTAATCCCCAGATTACCTTCTTCAAGGTGGTTTACCGCAGACACACCAACTTCTCGATGGAATCCATTGAACAAACATTCAACGGAAACGCTGATTTCGGGCGCCGCGTGACCTGCCAGATCAGCCGTAACGGTGATTTAATCCACCGTATGTACCTACAAGTAACCGTCCCCGAATTAACCGACGGTGACTGCTGGTGCAAGGATGTGGGTCTAGCTCTCATCAAGAACGTGGAAATCGAAATCGGGGGCCAACGCATTGACAAGCAATATGGCGACTGGATGTATATCTGGAATGAACTATCTCTTCCCCTTGGCAAGAAATACGGTTACCAAGATATGGTTGGTCACTATTGGGATTCCAACTCTGCCGAAACCAGACTTTATGTTCCCCTTGAATTCTGGTTCTGCCGTAATCCCGGTCTTGCTCTACCCCTTATTGCCCTGCAATACCACGAAGTCAAGGTCAACCTTGAATTCCGCAATCTCGCGGATCTATGCGATGTGAACTACAACTCCCCCTTCACCAACTCTTACCAACTCGGAAGCACCTCTCTCTGGGTGGACTACGTGTTCCTAGATACTGATGAACGCCGCCGCTTCGCTCAACTCAGCCACGAGTACCTCATCGAACAGCTACAGTTCACCGGTGATGAAATTGCCAGTGGTACCAGCACCAAAGTCAAGCTCAACTTCAACCACCCTGTCAAGGAACTCGTTTGGGTGATGGTCAGTGACCTAAACGAAACCAACAACCGTTGGTTCAACTTCACAGATGGTTCCACCGATGGCAATGAAGATGATGATAACTTAGCTGCTAAGCCCACCACCAATAACCTAATCACCTCTGCCAAACTACAGCTCAACGGTCACGATCGTTTTACAGAACGCGATGGTAGATACTTCAACTTAGTACAACCCTATCAACACCACGAGAACGTTCCTCGCAGCCGTGGTATCAACGTGTACTCTTTTGCTCTCAAGCCTGAAGAACACCAGCCATCCGGTACCCTGAACTTCTCTCGTATCGACTCTGCTACTCTACAACTAGGCCACACCAACCTAGGACCCCAAAACGGCAAACTACGCATCTACGCTGTGAACTACAACGTACTCCGCATCATGTCTGGTATGGGAGGATTAGCTTATTCAAATTAAGTTAATTTCTTAAAACAAAAATTATATATCTACGTTCTACTTTTTTAAATAAATTTTTTTCTCCGATATATATATCCAAACAATATGGGAGGTGGTCTCTTACAACTCGTTGCCTACGGTGCTCAAGATGTCTATTTAACAGGTAATCCCCAGATTACCTTCTTCAAGGTGGTCTATCGCAGACACACCAACTTCTCGATGGAATCCATTGAACAAACATTCAATGGCGCCGCCGATTTCGGCCGTCGTGTCACTTGCCAGATCAGCCGTAATGGTGACCTTATCCACCGTGTTTACCTACAGGTAGATATCAACGGTGCCACCTGGGCCGCCAATTCCTACGCCGGTCTAGCCCTTGTCAAGAGTGTGGAACTTGAAATTGGTGGCCAACGTATTGACAAGCAATACGGTGACTGGATGTACATCTGGAACGAACTAACCCTCCCCTATGGTAAGTTAGCTGGTTTCAAGACTATGGTTGGAGCTGATGCCGTTACCACCACATCCACCACTCTATACATTCCTCTAGAGTTCTGGTTCTGCCGCAACCCCGGCCTTGCTCTACCCCTTATTGCCCTTCAGTACCACGAAGTCAAGGTCAACCTTGAATTCGAGACTGCCGCCAATGCTGCCATCACTGCCGGTTCTATGGGTACCTGCTCTCTCTGGGTAGACTACATCTTCCTTGACACAGACGAACGCCGCCGTTTTGCTCAATTAAGTCATGAATACCTCATTGAACAACTACAGTTCACGGGAGAAGAAACTGTTTCCACCGGTAACAACAAGGTAAAACTAAACTTCAACCACCCTTGCAAGGAACTCGTCTGGGTAATGCAAGAATCCGCTGGTAAATTCGGTGTCTATACTGACGATGGTAGTGATGGTGACTTTGCTCGCGATGGTGTTAACTTAACCACCTCTGCTAAACTCCAACTCAATGGACATGATCGTTTCACAGAACGTGCCGGTAAGTACTTCAACTTAGTTCAACCCTACCAACACCACGAAAACATCCCCTCCAACAAGGGTATCAATGTGTACTCCTTCGCCCTCAAGCCCGAAGAACACCAACCTTCAGGTACATTAAACATGTCCCGCATTGATTCCGCTGTCCTCAATGTGACTGCCGCTGCCAGTGCTACCAAGATGCGCATCTACGCCGTGAACTACAACGTACTCCGCATCATGTCTGGTATGGGAGGATTAGCTTACTCAAACTAAGTAAATTTCTAAAACATAAAATAATAAAAATAAAAGATTGTATTTCTTTTTTTGATTTTATAGACTATATATGCTTTTAGCTGTCCTTTACATGAACCTGCTCAAGGAGTTGCGCCAACTGGGTTGCAATTGGTTTCCAATAATTCTCTGTCTCCGCCGCCTTCACATTGGGGCACCCGTCCGGGCCAAGATTCTCACGAAGACGCCGAGGCCACTGGTCTCGACGAAGCTCACAAGCCTTATCCTCATATACCACCGTAATCTTTCCAGTAATAGGATCTAGCTGAAATCCAATCAGAAATCCCTCTACCATCTTGTCACACCCATTCTCCTTCTGCAAATACTTTTGTCCAGACCACCACATCATATGGGGAGTATACTCAAGACCATCCTCCATTATATATAGGCGATTCTTCATCATCAACTTGCTTACTTCATCCAGCTGCCCGTCCTTTCGCTTGGAAAAGGTCTTCTTAAAGACCTTTACAGAGAGAAGAATCCCGTAATCCTTAGCCGCCTGAAGGAATTCCTTATACTTCGGACCATTCACGGTAATCTTCTTCTTTGTATCCGGGTTGATGCTCTTATCAATGACCCAGGCAACAGCACTATCGAGCGAGATAGACATGTTGAATATGACGCAGATTTAGACACAGGAGCACAGAGAATTCTAGAACCAAATCGAAAAAGGAATCTCAATTTTTCGTAAAATAAACAAAAGAATAGTACATATGTTGTAACCGTTTCTTACTTTTTCACTTCTACATGATAATACAGATGATTCAGGGACATGACTTTATCTAGATATTCTTCCACTGCTTTTCCATCAATCCCATTCTCTGAATAGATCATATAACGTTCTTCGTAATTTTCAATTTTAGCACATACTTCATAAATAGTTAATACATGAGACAGAGGAGTGTTTGTCTTTGCGTGGACTGCAAAGACTTGCTTTGGAAGCTGAGAACGAAAGGGTTGGAAATAGGGCATTTTCTTTTTCTATATGTTCAAAGAACGAACATGCCTCAATTTTTATTTAAACTATTCGATCGTTATTACTACAATGATGAACCGAATTCTCCAAATTACCCCTACTTCCTATGAATATATGATTCAACATAAAATCATTGTGATTAACTTTCGTTCTAAACACTGTGCTCCTTGTAAAAAAGCATATCCCATGTTTGAAGAACTTAGTCAACAACGCACAGACATTACCTTTGGGGTCTATGAAATCGATAGTTCCGATAAAACATTTATTAAAGAAACGCTCCAGCTAAATGCAATTCCTACCTTTGATGTATATCAAGACGGATATCGTGTATTCCGGACGACTTCCCCTAAAAATTTTGAACAGCTACAAAGTTTTATTAAAAATATGTATCCCCTCCCTTAATCAACATTGTTCCAGCTATGATCGGAAATTTTATAATTATTACCAAAGGGAAGATGATGTGTAAACAAGATATACCAAAATCTTTGGAAACAGTCATGGTAATGTTTTCCAATATCTTCCAATTGTTCTTCGAGGGTAGGATATCTCACCTTTGCTTTTTCTATATCCCAAGATTTTGACTCTGGATAGAATCTTTCTAGTAAATATTCATAGACCTTTTTTGGATGACGATGAATAAGTCTCTTTGATACACTAAAACAAGGTCCCATTCCCCAACCTGGAACTACCACAGGAGGGTCTATGTCTGGAAAAATAGCTTGATACCAGTCATATGCAGTTTGTGCATAATCGTGGGTTGTTTTATGTAATTCTTCGTGTCTTGGAAAAGGAGTCCATCGATCACTCCAATATTGGAATCTTCGTTGTTTTCCACTCTCCATAAAATCAACATTCTTACATACATGTACATGATTCCAAACATCAATATGTTGGCTTTTCCAATTATTCTTCACAAAGAGCGTAATATCTTCTAATTGATCATAATTTTTTACAATATGGTATAAGAAAGCATAATCACAACGCCCATAGTTTGGAATATAAATCATATTTCCTTCTTTCTTTTCCTCACCTTTTTGTAATGTAGTATCTTTTTGATACACGGTATAGAGAATCTGCTTTCTTTCTAATTCAGGAATCCATGTTTCTAATAGATTTGAGTCTGTATAACACGATGTAATTACACGAAATGACATACCTTGGTATGTATTATGTTTTTTAAATCAAGGAAAAAGAAATGCTATCTATGAGGATCGAACTCATGACCTCTTGCTTACAAGGCAAGCGCTCTACCAACTGAGCTAAGACAGCTACAATAAAATTTGATCCTTTCTGTTTAAATCCTTTTAGAAATCTAAAAGATGGAACTATATGTTCTTTGCTTTGGAATCGGAATCTTTTGTTCTCTGATCATCCTTCGAATCATTGAATGGTATTATTCTCCTACACATCTTAATACACAAATGTTAGAAGATCTAAATGGCCATTGGGTTCAATGGAAAAATGTTTAAATCGTTGCATTGTATTTTCCCCATCAGACATAATCAACATTTCATTCGGGTAGATTCTCCATGCTTGAATGCAGTTGTCCCTTCTTTTTCTCGTTTCCATCGTAATTATCTCTACTTCTTCTTGGGCTACACAAAGAATTCCTTTTTTTGAAAAACTTTCAAAATACCAATCTATTCCAATATGAGAATCTGAGTAATACCTTTGGGCATCAATCCGTACTTCTCCATGAATCGGGACCTTTCCTCTTTCAATAAAATAGAGTACAGATTTTGTAACCATTTCCAATCCACCCGTTTCTTTTAAAGGCTTAAATTCTGGGTAATTTCCTAAATGTGGTAAGATCTCTATGGTTTCATTTCCTTTATATACTATACGCATACTATGTCGATAAGGATACTTAATTCGATTAAAATCAGGCATTAATAAACGATTGTTCGTATGTAAAGATAAATTATGGATAGATACATTATCACATTGTACTAACCGACTCAACATTGTATATGATATAAAGAGGAAGTTATTTTTTATATAAAAACGATGAAAATTTATGCGAGTCATTTATATAAAGATCCTTTGCGGGTGCCCATTCATCAAGCACCAAATCATCCTATTTGTGTAAAATGTCGTTTCTATCTTCCTCCTACTTTATATGGAAATAATATCAAAGATCTGAAAAAAGGATACTGTGAACAATCGGGCACCATTCATGTCATTGATGGAAGTGTTCTTTATGAACAAGTAGAATACTTTCGTCAATATGTGTGCAAAGGAGAGATGTTTGAATGCAAGGATGAACCGAACATGTCTATGGACGATGATGAAGAACCGATTTATACAGATTCCAAGAGAGTCTGTGATAATTTTTAGTTAAAGACTCTTTGATAACTACAAACAATTATGGGAAGATATGCATTGATTTTATCTGGGCAACCAAGATATCGACAAGGAGTTGTAGAACTTCTTCTACAAAATATTGTCTTACCAAATAACTGTGATGTATTTGGATTTTTCTGGATTTATCAAGATGAAGATACCGTCAAAAAGAATATATGGCCCGATATTCCAAATAAAGATGTAATCCAACGTGATATTACCGTCGTCACACAATGGAGAAATAATGTACATGCAATTGCATCGATTCTTCCCTTTACAAAACTTGCCGTTTGTAATCAAATTCCATTTTCAGATACACGCTTTGGACCTGGAACAATGGATCTTCCTGCACTAGACGTATTAGGACAAGAGGTATTTGATCAATCTATGAAACGTTGGAATATTTCTGTACAAAGTCAGTTTTATGGTGTATGGGCTGTGGGACAACTCTTACAAGAATACGAAAAAGAACATAACTTCCGGTATGATGGAGTATTTCGGATACGTACAGATATCCTGATAGAAAATCCTATCTATTTTGATACTATGGATGCAAGTAAATTAAATCTCTATATGAAAGATGAAGGCAAAAGTCATTTTGATTTTTGTGCCTATGGGAATTCAGATTTCATGAAAATTTATTGTGACTATTACCATCATCTGGATTGGATTTATTCGGAACCCTATGATGAATTATCTTGTTGTGAGAAACATCTTCTCAAATACTTTGACCATTATTTACCCAAAGGAAAAAAGGACATTATTCACAATAACTTTGGTTGCACCAAAGGTTTAGAAATTATTTATTAACGGTTCTCTTTGCTTCTTTCTTCGTCTATATTCTAAGAAATAACACCCAATTACTAGTATTACAGCAATACCCAATATCACTACAAAAGCATAGGAAAACATATACTAGTCTATCCGTTTATGTTTAAATCTTACATCTTTTTTCAAGAGCCGATGCCTGGGAAATATCTCCTAAGGAGCCTTTTCCTTCTTTAAGAAGAGCCAGTTTCTTTTTGAGGCGAAGTTCTACAGCATCGTTACGTAAACCTAACATGTCTTTCTTTAATTCTTTCATTTTATGAACGGCACCTTCCCGTAATTTCTTTTGCGCCTTCTTCTTTTCTTCTTTATCCTCGATCTTGCGAATTTTCTTACGTTCTTGTTCAATCTCTTTCTTTAATTTGTCCACGGTAGGCTTGAATGATTTTCTTTCTTGGGTAATTTGTTTGGCATCATCCGTAAGTTTCTTTTTATACTCCTTTTTCTCTTGTATCTTTTCTTGGATTTCCTGCTTTTTCTCCATATATTCTTGTAATTTCTTATCGAGATTCTCTTCTTTCATCTCTTCCTTAGACATACGATTTGATTCACCTGGTAGTTTTACATGTTTGCAATCTTCTAGTTTTTGTTGTTTTTTGGTTTTAACATCTTCTACATTGGTACGGTACGTATCCGTCACCTTTTCTTTACATTCTTTTCTTTCTTTCACCGGTTTCTCTTTGCATTTTTCCATTCCAGATTCTTTCTTTGATTTCTCTTTTTCAAGAGCTTTTTCTGCATCTTCTTTTGCTTTTTCTTTGCACTCCGCCATTGCTTCTTTCAGAGCTCCTTTGTTTTCTTTGGCTTTCTGTTTTCCAGCTCGGGCTGCATCTCGTTTCATTGCTTTTGTTTCTTTGATCTTTTCACGTAATTCTTTGAGTTGTTCTGCCATCGCATCGACTGACTTCTTATCTTCTTTCTTTACTTCTATATGTTGTGTAAGAGGCACTGCTACATTTTCAAGAACAGGATGGGCAAAGTTACGAGCATCCTGAGAACGATTTAAATAACTAATATAGCCACTGATTTCATCTTGGAACTTATGTAATCCTGCCTTATGGAAGTATCCATATTCATCCAAATATTCCTTACTAAATTCTTCAAACTCCACTGGTAACTGTTCCTTTGATTCACGAAGCAGATTTAATAATTGGATCATTTCCATACCATCTTCTGTATAAGGAGTAGCTGTCATCAAGAGCAATCGGACACTGTCTTTTCCAGATTTTTCATACGAGTTTTGAATCATCTTTTCTAGAATATCTGTATTGGGTTTTTCACTGGCAGCTACCGTAGGGGAATATACCTTATGGGCTTCGTCAATAATAATCAGTGTCTTGTGCAAGGGATCTTCCTCTCCATTACGACGCACTATCTCATCATATATTTTATTCTTCTTGAGTAACATGTTACTGAATTGTTTATAAGAAATGGGGTCCATCCAGTTCTTTGAGACATGTTTCTTGGTAGGATTTTTAATAGAGCCATCCTTCATCTTTTCTTGAATGGTTAAGCTACAAACCTGACCATACATATTCTTCCAAATATCACTCTTGAGTGTATGGCGTGTAACCCATAAAATGGTATACCCCTCTTTATCAAAGCTTGTGGTAGCAGTAGCAATCGCACAACAAGTTTTTCCCGTACCTACGCCGTGAAACAGTAACATTCCCTTATAGGCTGAGTCAGATTGGAAGTAATGACGCACAAAATCTTGAGTAGGAGTAAACTTCACAATATTTGCTCCCCCGAGGGTACCACAATGGTTTTCTAATTTTACTTCCGGATATTCAAAACGTCCAAATCTTGTAGCGATATAACGATGCATATTGGCAAGAGGCATCTTCTTAGGAGGAGTGACTTGGTAATCCGATTTCGAAATTCTTGCATTTCCACCTGATAAAATAGGGGGAGGAAGCTCTATCGAGAACTGATGAATAGGTCTGGTTAAATCCATATCCACTGCAGAGTGAATGGATGCTTTTTCTAATTCTGAAGCAAAGACGACTTTGCGCATATCTAAATTAGAAAACTTAAGATATAAATCAAACATCTGTTTGCTGTGATAGAAACGGTCTTGTAACGTATCTCCAATCGCTACTTCATAACGGAAGACATACAAAGGCCAACCATAACGGGGGTGGAATTGTAAACCACGTTGGCCACAGAAACGGGTGCCTCTTCCAATGGCTTGTTTTTCATCGGCTTGTACCACCAAGGGTTCAAACAAATGCACATATTTAATATCAAACAAATCAATTCCCTCTTTGAAACCTTGATCGAGAATGATAAATCGCATCAAATCTCCTTGTACATTTTCTGGTCGACGATTATATAATTCTAGTTGATGCTTACGGAATTTGGTATTCATAGGACGATTAAAGAAAGTTTTACTCATAAGGACACCAAAGTTTTGTCCTTTAGTTTCCATGAGTTTTTCATCATGGTAAATACTAAAACCAGGGCCTTGCACATGTAGAGCAGGATGATATCCCTTTGCGACAAAAGCAGAAGCGATAATCTTGGCTCCATAGGAACTACTCTTCACATCCGTAAAGATCATGTGTTTGAAATGTGTTCCATGGGTTTTCATATCTTTTGCATCTAACTTTTCAATCTTTTCGAACAGAGCCTCTAACTTTGGGGCCGCCTTGGAAAGATAGAGCTCTAGCATTTCGGGATTAAAATCCCCTTTTTCCATGAGATGAAAACTTTTTACTTTGCTAAAATTCGCTACATTTCGGATGCATTCGGCCTGTTTAGCACGGTATTTTTCTTCGTCACTCACGTCCTCTTCTTCTTCCTCCTCACTATGTTCCGAGGATTCAAGATAGGCTTCTTCTTCCGCTTCAAACTCATCTCTTTCTTTTCTTGCAGAGCTCATTTCTATACTAAAAATATACAAAAAAAACAAATTAATCCATAGAAACATTCATATAATCAAAATCTGGCTCCTTACTCGAATCCGTTTCTATGGTATCTTGCGTAAATACTACTTTACGTGTAGTTAATACATGGTTTACCGTTAATTCTACTTTTTGATATTTATGTAACGTAGGTTTAATTTTTCGAATAAAATGAGAAATAATATGATTAATGGTCTGTAAACTGGTATCCGTTTTTGGAGAAAAGGAAACAGATAAGAGAAAATCCACTTTTTTTACATGAGAATCATAGATACAATACTTATGTTCATAAAAGAAATCATGAATCATATCTTCCATCTCATGAAGCTATTCAAAGGGCAGATAAAATAATCTTTATACACGTATTACTTTACATTCATCCTCGGTAGGTTCTTCAAACTTTTTCCGATAAAGATAGAAAGCGATGTCGGGTACTTTAGGTCCTCCTTCCTTCGCTCGTTCCCGATTTTGTTCCATGGCCCGTTCTATCGAGGTTGTCTTCCAAATACAACGTACCGGTACATTATGTTTTTTTGCAAAATCGAGATAATATGTACGACGAGCCTTTGTTTGTTCCATTGGTTGCATCAAAGACGACAGAATTTGTAGCGATATGTTTCTCTGCCTCTCGAATCATTCGTTCCGGTGTTTTCAGAAGATCTCCGTCAATCCGTACATAATTATTTGTTTCTAGCATGGTTTTTACAATGGTGGATTTTCCAGATCCTGGATAACCAACCATAATCACTACTTCTTTTTCTGTATGCGCTAGACTTTTCTCCTGTTCTTCATTCATCTTTTGCTTTTCTAGAGGAAATACCTCTTCCGGAGTATAAAATTGTACCCCTATCTTTGCCGCTACGACCTTATCCTTGTCGGCCCAATCCCCTTCTCTTCCTGCTGCATCTCCTACATAAAAACTATTCGCTTTATCATATTTTCCTTCAAAATGTTTCATAAAGAATGCAGAATTTGGTTTATGAAATTCTTTATTCATTGCAATCAAAGCAGTGACAGGAATATCTAGCTCATCAATCACATCTTTAATCATATCTACTTTCCATGGTTTGGTTTGATCCGTAAGGAAGACAATCAGATATTTATTACGATAGTATTTTTGAATGGTCTTTGGAACGGATTCACGAAGCCATTGCCAGTCCGT